CTTGGGAGTGCTGGTGATCCAACTACCGGCGCATTAAAAGGGTCGCAAAGCAACCGACAATAAGCATCACACTGCGCAGACATCTTTTTGGGAATGACTCGGAATCCTGATGCAGGTGCACGTGCACCCGCGTCCGCCTTCTTCCCCTTTGCCTTTTTGTTTTGCTTATTCTTGTTTTTCTTGTTCGACATTTATAGATTGTCAATTATTATTACTATTAGTGCCCGCGCACGCTAACCAAACGTGCCAGCGCCGTTTACCCCCGGCGCCTTCCCATCTCCTCCCTTTCAGCCCCTTAGCCGAGGTCAACGTCTACCATGATGCTCACACTCTCGTTGTGAATCATGTACGGTAGTACGTCAACGGCTAAAAGCTGTGCTGCGAAGTAGTCCTCATCACTCCTATTGAGGCCATACCGCTGGTAAAACCAATCCCACGTGTCGTGGTCCGGTGCCTGCGGTGTTATGCCTGGCCCCACCATCCATTTTAGGCTTGGCGGTGCTAACCTGTGTGGTTCTGGTATCAGTTGACTTACAATGTCAACATAGCGACGCAAAAACGGAATGAAGGAGTAATCACGGTATGAGTTTAAAATTCCCGCGAACTCTTTCCAGCTCTTTGCCTGCGCATGACGCCTCAATGACCACCCAATTTTCGCCAGTTGTCTACCGGGTAGTGGACCCCAGTAAACAACGCCACCCACGGGGTAGAATGCTCCGGACAGAAAAGTCACATCCTCTGGGTTGCGGGTGATTGTTATCTCAACCTCATAACCCAACCGTAACAGCTTGTCCTTGATAATTTTCTCCCACAACTCATCAACAAGATGCATGTTCTCACGGAAGGTATCCTCAACGTGTGAAGCGACCAGGTCGGCGCACACGGAGTTATTATCCTTCGTCCATGGGTCACCTGAGCACACCCGATGCTCATGTGTCCACTTGAGACCATATTGTTTATTGGAAGCAATTCGTTTCTTCGACCCCTTGATGACGTACCTGTACACCTCGGCGGGAATGTAGTCCATGACTTTCTCCCACACCCTGTACGAAAACTCTAGAAATGCACCAGTCATGTGAGCATCGTGGCGTTTGCCATCGACCTCAATCCACCAGCCGCAGACGTTGATCAGTTGGTCATCACCGCAGACCACGCGTCCACCCTCCATAGCGGCCGCTTCAAACCATTCACCAAGTTCGCGCGACGTCTCCGAGGAAACATGCACTACATTGCGAAAACGTTCAAAGGCGCCTTTGAGGCATTTCTTCGCAGAATGGAACCACGGTCCAACCACAACGTTATAAGCGTCACTCGCGCCGCTTATGAGACGTGGATCGTATGCGCCCTTTGCAAGACGCATGATCTTCTCCACCTTCATAAACCCGCTACGCTTTAACACGTCATAGTCATTGTAAAGACCGTTAGCCCATCCTTCCAGGGCTCGCAAGTGATCGAGTTGTCGGCCTCGTGGGAATCTCACATTCCACGCATCAAAGTCGATATCGGGCACATCAATCTGCTTGCGAACGTTTGCCAGGTACTTATTTGCCACGGACCAAAAATAATTCTCGTCCGTTTCAGGCATTTTGGCGATTTGCCTGTTACGGATCGCAACAAGCAGGTTTTGCTGGCAAGGCAAGGCTACCGTTGGCAGGTAGCCGTCGAACACGATGCCTTCTGCAAACACCATGTCCCTTGGGTTAGCGGTATCCTCCCACTTGAGGGGCTCGCGCACTACTAGCGTCGCGCCATCCGCCATCTCCTTTAGCGGCACATCAGCCACATATCCCGGCAGGCCGAATCCTTTCGGTAATTCGCCATGATACATCACCGGTGCGAACATGTTCTCACTGTACTGTTCACGCACCGTATGGTGGTCGGCACCATAGGCGAATGCCGGTAGGATTGCTAAAAGGAGAAAGAAGCCGGTAACACGCCAACCCCAGGCGAGTACGTCCCCAGCGACGACAAGCAATGTGGCACTTACCATCATCATCAGTGCCAGCCATCTTCTAGTCCAATTCGGACTACCTCGTAGTCGCACAGCCAAATCGTCGTACAACCTACGACGTGTGCTGCCTGTGAAGACCCAGACAAACGGTATACGGTGCAGCCAGCCCAACGGTGTTGCCGCATCCAGTGCGTTCGCAGTCTTTTGCTGCGATGCCGCCTCTAGATCAAACAACATACGTATTGCTGCTTCGCCATCGTACACGTCATCCCGCACAGTTGCTACAACCACCTTTGTACGCGTTTGGTCGTTCAGCGTACGATGGTGGATTCCTGCCAGTGCATTCCTCAACAATGCACCGTCAGTTGCAACGGTTTCTACTCGCGATTTCAAAATAATATGTTCATCTGAAATGCGGTAGAACATTATACCCGTGTTTGAGTCGCGTACTATGACTGGTGGTACATCGCGCCTAAAAAACGGGTACAATGACGGGACCACAACTGCGACATCGTCCACTACGGTGGTCGCTGTGAACTTGACCACAGTGTAA